TCGACCTTGCCACTGAACAGGTGCAGTGTGCGTCTCTTGTCTGGGAAGAGTGATCGAACTCGACGTAAATATCCGGCCGGATAGCCGCCATAATATTCCGATTTCACTCGATAGTCGTTCCCCATGATCCAGGTCCCAACTGCCCTGCCATCTTCGCCGATAAAAAGGCACTTCGGAAACCCTGTTTCCCGGATGTAATTGTTGATACGATCTTCCCACCGCATTGACCCCTCCCATCATCGCGTCGGAGGGAGAATGGAGTCGATGCGAGTAGAGTACAAGTCTCAAGAATGAGACGTGGGGGAGATGCTTCATGGACCTAGTACTAAACGGAATGGAGATGAGAGCGCTTTACCGACAGGCCCCTACCACCAGACGAGATGGGGGCTGGCAAAGTCTCTTAGTCGGACTTCAGGATGCCTGCGACCGCACTACCGGCGCCATTTCTATCACGATGAGGCAGCGTCAACGTATCAGGATGTATGCGTTCAAATACGGGAACGGTGGATGGGAGAGTCGTCTTGTCGCCACGTTTGGCCGGCATCTTGGGCCGAAGCTAGACTTGGGATTGGCGCCCCCTACCTGGACGCCGCATGTGGCAAAGAAAAAGCAATCAAAGGTCTAACCAAGAGGCTCCAAAATGATAGTCCGGGTGGCGATCGAAAACAAAGATCGGATGGTTGGCGCAATGGTGAAGGCGTTGGCGGTTGAGGTGGCTGGCTTTCAGGCTGTGAAAGGAACCACAAAGGAGTTTCTGTCCGCGAACGGCCACTACGACTTCGAGTTCCCTTCAAAAGTATCAGCCGCTGCCTTTTGCGATGCGATCGCGGCCTATATACCCGAAAATAGAGCAAGAGTTACCATAGGCGCAGTCCTTTTGACGTAGTTGGCAATGCGCTGATCCCAATGCATCGACCGTCATTCCCCTACCGGAGCGGGGTCATTACCGTCTTTTCTTTTGCTCAGGATTGCCGCCAAACGTTGCAGCAAGGTGTCTTCATCCACCTCCATCGCTGATGCCAATTCAGCGACAGTTACTATCTTGGCAGGAGGTTGATAGTCATCGTTTGCAGGAGCGGCGGCGGCGCTACTGTCGCTGCCGTAACGCGGAAGGTCTGCGTGTGTCATCATTCTCGCCGCCGGTTGCCTGAAGCAGGTTGGCTGATATATGGCGGAAATAATAGAACGGGTTTGCAACGTACATTGCAACCCATCTATGATTGTACATGGAATCTCAAGGATTTATGGAGTATCCGCGAGTCAGGCTGCATCCTTCACAGCCTGCCGTGCCTCCCACTCTTCAATCATCCGCACGAGATCAACAACATCCCAAAGCTGCGCGGTAACGCCGGCCCGCATGGCCGGAGTGCACTTCAACGTCGAATGAATGCGACAGAAGTTGTAATGCATGAAGTGCAGTGCCACAGCGTAAGCGTGGTTCTCGACCTTCTTGGAGAAGGCGTTCGTCAGTCTCGTGAACCTACGCATGGACATCCGCATCGTGAGATTCTGGCGCTCGACATAGCTGGTGCTGATGTGCGCCTCGGTAGGATTGCCGGTCACCACCTGAGTGGTCACGCCAGTGCACTCTACTGGGCTGTAGCGCCGGGCAGCCTCCACCTGCGGCTTCGGCGATGCGTAGTGCTTGATCAACATGGCGAAGTCGATCTGGCCATTGAAGGTCTCAGGGACCGCCGTGAGGTAGGGCCGGTGGCCGTCGCTGGTGATCTGCACCCGGTTTGCTAGCCGGCTAGCCAGATCTTCGATGAACGCGCGGCCGTCAATGTGGTCACGGCTGCCTACGTACCAGGACGGGATTAGCTTGGTATCCGCGTCGATCGCAGTCCAAGTCCAGACATCCCCTGCACCTTCCGGTGCATTTTTGGCGGTCTTCACGTTCGCCGCCTTGGCATAGCAGAAGGCCCAAATCTCATCGAGTTGGAGCCGGCGGCAGGCCAGGTTGCGCAGGTGCCGATCCTGATAGTCGGAGCAAGCCTGGCCGGCTGCGACCAGAAGCGCAGTCACCGTGTTGATGGAGCATCCCGTCGTGCGGGTAATCGCCCGCAGGCTCATGCCCTCAACCAGTTGGCTGATGATCTCAACGCGCTTCTGACGGGGGAGCTTGTTCATGGCAGGCATAATAGTGAACCTTATGCTTGTCAGTCAAGCATATAATTCCTTTCGGTTGCGGGATTCCGTACCGTTTGGAATGTGCTATAGTAGGTGGGTAGGCTGATGGGGCGAGCACAGAGAGTCGAACCCTGGTCTCGGGAGTACTGGTCCCGCGTCCTAACCGCTAGACGATGCTCGCCATATCATTTGACGCCGAACCTTCGGGCCGCTTCCCGTCACTTTCTCAGGGCGGTGGGGAGCGGCCCGTTCTATTTATTGCCCTCAGCGACGGCCGGCTAATCGCTAAGGGCGCATTCATCCGTCTGCATGATTGTAATCCCAGTGAAACGAGAGGTATTCCAGCAAAGCGGGGCTTCACCGCGAATCGATCGATTCTCTCAAAATTGCGGTTGACTTATATGTCCACTTTACTCCAACTTGCGGACCTGGGGAAGCTGAAAAAACATGATCCTGAGCTGGAGCGTGACGAGTTCCCTGACCGCCATGCCTATCTTTCGCCCGAAGCACATGCATGGATCGAGGAGACGCTAGTTCACGCGGCGCGCGATCGCGGCCATGATCTGCGTCCTTATGAGCAAGTACACCTGCTTCTGTACGAGTTCGTCATCGGACGTCCCCTGGTGTACGATCAGCAGCGGAAGAAGCTTGATCCCCTAACTCAACATATCTGGGAGCTAAAGACAGAAGATGTGAGACTAATAGGCTGGTTTCCAAGAAAAAAGAATTTTGTAGTTGTTTGTGGTAGAATGAAAAAAGAATTACCTAAAGCTAATCTCTATAAGGCGTGCATACAGCATGCTATTTGGTTTAGAGATATTCTGGACATAGACACGCCAAAGTCAGTAACGGGAGTGCGATACGATGACATCCTCTAGTTTGGCTATTTCGCCACGCCGCAGAACGTATGTCCGGCTAATTGGCGAAATCAGGCATGCCCTCAATCAGGCCCTCACCGAAGAGCATTCCATGCGCGGATTAACTAAAGCTGATATCGCCCGACTGCTAGGTAAGGACAAATCATTTGTCACAAAAAAATTAGGCGGGGAAAGCAATATGACCCTTGAAACTCTGGCAGACCTTGCTTTTGCGATGAACCGGCCAGTGAAAGTCGTAATGCCTTCACGCGCGCGAAGCGGAAACAATCAGCCCCTTGATAGTGATATAAAACCTCAGACGTCTTTCCCCCCTCCCTCGACAAAGGATCTCAGTATCCTGCGTATACCGGCGTAAATCACGATGGCTGCACCGAGAATTGCTCACGCGTTATTTTTTGATGATGCCCGCCAAGAGGTCGGCAACAAAGTATCCCTTATGGGGATGTACGTTGGTGACCTCGTGTTGTCGCCAGCTCCGCCATCAGGCGTACCAGCCGTTCTTCCGAAGTTTGTTATTTGTGCTTGGCTTCTCTGTGATTGGGGGGACGAACCCGAACGGCTAACTATTCGCGTGTACGCACCACCAGGTAGAACCGAGGTATTCAAGCATGAGTCGGTTCGCGACCATACCTCTGTTCCTATTGCGTCAATTGATAATCCGACGAGATTGGCAGTTTTTATTACTGTTCCCTTGGTGCCATTTGTACTTGCTGATGAGGGAGAGGTAGCCGTCGTTATTGAGACTGAGGAAGGAGAACACCCAGCCGGGAGACTAAGAGTGCGAATGCTAGATCGGCAACCGCTTTCTACCGGCCCCACCGCTTTGCCGCAGCCTTTCGAGCAATCTCTGCCCGACGCTCCGGTGTAAGCGCATCACGCCGAGCAGCGCCGCCTTTCAGCCCACCAGACCGCGCAAACTCCTGAGCCGGCGTAGATGGCTCTGGCGGGGATTCGGTAACCTCACCGGCCGCCAGATCAACGATCAGCTTGGCTAGCTGGTTAGGATCGCGGGGGCGTTTGGGGTGCTTGCTCATCAGCCGTGCTTGCCGCCATTAGTGGACCGCTCACGGTACTCCGTGGGTATTGTCGGGTCCATAGAACGATGAAGCCGCCTGATCTGGATTATCCATGCCTCGGCTTCTCTCTCGTCCCTAAAGTCTGGGATGAGACGGGGTCTACCCGTTGGACGGGTGATCTCGACGGCGAACAGGCCGCCCATTTGGGGGACAACACGGTAAACGCTATCTACCATCCTTAGAGTATGGCACAGCGAGAAAATCGGTGCATCTGGTTATCGATAGGATTTTATTCAAACTGAGACACTACCCTTACCCCGGAATAGGCTATTCAAATGCCTATGATGAGGTCGTGTCCACGCGGCACCGCATTCATCAATTCCTGAGCAAAACCCATTTCACTTTCGCTATCCTATCACGGGTGGCGTGACGGTAATCGCTGCCGTAATCGGAACCCGCCCGTCTCATCGATGCCAAGCTCCTCGCACGACCCGCAGAGCTTGGCCGGGTGGGAGGACGCGTGTCCGCCGGTCCGCTCTAGCCTGACCGAATGGGCCGAGTTTGTGCTGGGGCTAAGTGGCCAATGTCCGGCTCAGCACCATCGCCTGCTGATGGATAGGCTCGAGCGGGTCAGCGACGGGCAGATCGATCGACTGATGGTGCTGATGCCGCCCGGTTCGGCCAAAACAACTTATGCCTCCATCCTTTTCCCAGCATGGTGGTTCACCCAGCACGCAAACAGCGCGGTTATCGCCACTTCGCATACAACGAGCCTCGCTGCGAATTTTGGCCGCCAGGTACGGGATCTGGTCAAGGAGTTCAGTCTGCAGCTGGGCTTCGCGTTAGCCGCGGGCGGTCAAGCCGCCGGGCACTGGCGAACCTCCGGCAAGGGCGACTACTTCGCGACGGGTGTTCGCGGCCCGTTGATTGGCCGGCGAGCTGATCTCGTCATCATCGACGATCCGGTGAAGTCGCAGGCTGATGCCGATAGCCCGACCATGCGGGAGCGGTTATGGGCCTGGTATCGCTCCGATCTGATAACCCGATTGAAGCCCAAAGGACGTGTGGTGCTGATCATGACCCGCTGGAACGAAGACGATCTGGCGGGGCGGTTACTGGCTCAGAACGAAGCCGAATGGAACATTATCCGCCTGCCTGCCTTGGCGGAATCTGGGGACCCGTTGAACCGGGAACCCGGCGCAGCGTTGTGGCCGGAATGGGAGGACGCTGCGGCGCTGGCGCGGAAGCGTGAAACTGTAGGTGAGCGTGCTTGGGCAGCGATGTATCAACAATCGCCCAGGCCTCTTCAAGGCAGCCTGTTCAAGGTCAATTGCATCGACTTCCTGGATACGCCACCGGCGCTGTCGGCTGGCCCCGTCGTGCGTGGTTGGGATCTTGCCGCGACCGCCGAGACTGGGGGCAACGATCCGGATTGGACGGTGGGGGTGAAGCTCATGCGTGAAGCATCCGGGCGCTTCACCGTGCTGGACGTGGTGCGGCTGCGCGGCAGTCCGCACGAAGTAGAGGACACCATCCATCGAACCGCCGAAATGGATGGCCGCAATGTCCCTGTCGGTTTGCCAGAGGACCCTGGCCAGGCAGGTAAGACACAGCTGTCGTACCTCTCTAGCCGTCTGGCCGGACATCGCATCGTTTCCTGGCGCGAAACTGGCGCGAAGGCGACGCGCGCGGGACCGGTTGCCTCGCAGGTCGAGGCCCGTAATGTCGCAGTGGTTCGCGCCAACTGGAACCACAGCTTTTTCGAAGAGCTGGGCAACTTCCCGTTCGGCCGCAAGGACGATCAGGTGGATGCGTTGGCGCGTGCATTCGGCATGCTGACCGAGCGTGCGCCGCCAGCGCGTCGGCTCTCCATCTCTTACTTGGCCCGCTAGCAGCCGCAAACTTTCAGTTACGGAACCGATGTTCGAAACCATCTGCCAGTTGATCCCGCGCGATGCGGGCTATCCGGCGCGCGCACGCACGCTGGACGTGCTGAAACGCGTACTGAACGGCACGATCTATGACGTGCTGCCCTATCAGTTTCATGAAGAGCGCGGCGTCGGTGGCGAGTATATCCCGTTGCGCAACCGGAGACCCAGCGTACGCTATGCGCTGTGCCGTATTGTGGTGGAAGACAGCGTTGCGCTGTTGTTCAGCGAAGGACATTTCCCGACCATCGATTGTGCGGATCGGACGTTGCGCAGCGTGCTGGCGGACATCGTCAAGGAGACGCGACTTAACCTGGTGATGACCGAGGCAGCGATGCGCGGAGCCATCGGCTCGGTTGCGGTACTGATGCGCGTCTTGCGGGGACGGGTGTTCTTCGACGTGCTGGACACGACGTATCTGCGGCCGGAATGGGATCCGACGGCGCCGGATACGCTGCTTCGTGTGACCGAGCGATATAAAGTTTCGGGCAGTGTGCTCGCAGCGAATGGCTATGACGTTGCAGATCCGGCGATTGAATTCTGGTTCACGCGCCGTTGGGACGCCGACACGGAGACCTGGTTTCAACCGTCGCCGATCAGCGCCGCGCTAGAGCCCGAAATTGACGACGTGCGCAGTGTGCAGCATGGCCTTGGATTCGTGCCGCTAGTGTGGATCCGCAATCTGCCAGGTATCTCCGCGACGGACGATCCTGTTGACGGAGCCTGCACGTTTCGGGCGGCAATCGAGACCCAGATCGAGATCGACTATCAACTCAGTCAGGCGGGTCGCGGCCTGAAATACAGCAGTGATCCAACGCTGCTGATCAAGGAGCCAGCGACCACCGATAGTGAGATCATCAAAGGCGCCGGCAACGCGCTTGTGGTGAGTGAAAAGGGCGATGCCCGGTTGTTGGAGATTGGCGGAACCGCCTCTGCGGCGGTTATTGAATATGTTCGGACCTTGCGGGAACTCGCGCTGGAAAGCGTGCATGGCAATCGCACCAATGCCGACAGGCTGACAGTGGCGCAGTCCGGACGCGCGCTTGAGCTGATGAACCAGGGCTTGATCTGGTTGGCCGACAATCTGCGGGTGAGCTACGGTGAGGGAGCCTTGCTCGCCTTGGCACGTATGGTGCTACGCGCCTCGCAGGTCTACCGGCTGAATGTAATGGGGCAGGAGGTAGCCGGACTCGATCCGGCCGCACGCCTGTCATTGAGCTGGCCGCATTGGTATCCGTCCACAGCCGATGATCGGCAGAAAGATGCACAGACACTCGCAACCCTGATTGGCGTTGGCGAGATCAGTCGCGAATCCGCTGTCAAAGCCATCGCTGATACCTACGACATCGAAGACGTGCCGGCGGAACTCGCACGGATCGCCGCCGATACCAAACCCGAAGGGAACCATTGATGTCGGACAACGATGCGCAAGTGAACCCGGTGAATGACCCCGTCATCGAATTGCGCACGCGCTCCGAGGCTCTTGAGCGTCAACTCGCGGCAGCGGAACAGCAGGCCGAGGCGAGGTTAATCCGCGCGGAGCTGAAGGTCGAAGCTGTACGCGCGGGCATGGTTGATCTGGACGGTCTAAAGTTGCTGGACCTTTCGAAGGTGAAGCTGAATGCGGCCGGCGAAGTGGAGGATGCGGCGTTGCTCATGACGCAGTTCCGACGCGCCAAGCCGTGGTTATTCGCAAACCCCTCATCCTCCAGCCCGGCCAGTGTGCCGCCGGCACAGCCGCCACGGCAGAAACTCGCGACAGAAATGACCGATGAAGAATATCGGACGGCGCGTGCTGCCGTGTTGAAGCACCGTCCGTAGACACAGGACTGGCCGACGGTCGACTCCCTGACATGTAGCTCTTAACCACGCTGAAGGAATCCCCGGATGGGCATTCAAAATTTTCCGCCTGCTTTGCAGCCAATTATTCAGCAGGGTTTTCTGGAGCGCGAATTCCAGCAGGCCTTGCAATCTCGCCTCGGTTATCGTGCGGTCGCCGACCGTGTGCAGATTTCGGTGGGCGCCGGTGAAACGCTGACCCGCACGCGCGCGGGGCTCAAGCCCAGCGTAACGATACCGTTGCAGCCGAGCACAAATACCAATTTCGATAACGGTCTTACGCCAACGAACTGGGGTGTCGAGCAGTATACCATTTCGATCGATCACTATGCGGCGACTACTGATCTGAACATGGTGACCAGCCGCGTCGGCATTGCGTCGCAATTTCTGCAGAATGCCTTTGTCAATGGTGAGCAGGCGGCCCGCAGCCTTGATGAGTTGGCACGCAATGCGCTGTTCAACAATTACTTCGGTGGCAATACGCGGGTGCGAACCACGCTTGGTAGCGCCGGAACCGCCGTGGCGGTGGATGATATCCGCGGCTTCTTGAATGCATTCGTCAATGGTGTGCAACAGCCCGTCAGTGGCGGCAATCCGCTGACTGTCACCGTTGGCGCGAATGCCTACACCTTGGTCGGTGCCGCAGCGGATACAACCAACGTCTCGACGACGCCAAATGGCGTATCCGGCGCGTTGACGTTCTCCGGCAACGTGTCGGTGTCGGATGGGACCGCGGGCAACAGCGTCATTTCGGCGATTGCTTCCGTCGTCGTGCGCCCGTCGCAGCGGACCAATACATCCCAGTTGACGGCGACCGACATGCTGACGATGAGTTGCCTGCTCGACGCAGTTTCGAAACTGCGGATGAATGCGGTGCCCGAGGTCAGCGGTGTCTATAACTGCTATCTCGATCCGGTTTCTGCGCGGCAACTCTTCGCTGATCCTGACTTCAAGCAGTTATTCCAGGGCGCCACCGCGGCGAATCAGGTGTTCCGGCAGGGAATGACCAACGACTTCCTGGGTCTGCGTTTCATTCCTACCACTGAAGCCTTCGTGCAACCGCACCCCACGCTCGCCGGGTTGATGATTCGTCGCCCGATCATCTGCGGCCAGGGCGCGCTGATCGAGGGTGACTTCGCTGGTATGGCCGCCGATGATGTCATTCCCAGAGATTCTATTGTCTCTGTTGTCGACGACGTCGCTATGGTGACGCGTGAACCAATCGATCGACTGCAGCAAATTATCGCCCAGTCTTGGTACTGGATTGGTGGCTTCTGTGCACCATCCGACACCACCACCAACCCAACAACGGTGCCCACTGCCACGAACGCAGCGTTTAAGCGCGCTGTGATGGTCGAGCACATTGGTTAGTCTGATAAGAGGCAGAACACGACATGGCTGCTGGATCCATTACGCCGTTCCGGCCCACCGGAACAGTTTCGCTGAACGCCGGCATTACGTCGGCTACCGTTCATCTGCTAGGCGGTGGTGATTCTGTCGTCGTAACCAATCTAACTGCGTCCCTGGCCTACGTGCGCTTCGGTGCCGACGCGTCGGTTACGGCTTCGACTGGAGACATGCCGGTCATGGCCAATTCGCGGGCCATGCTGGCCATTAACGGACTAGTTAGTTACGGCGCCGTGGTGCTAGCGACTGGCAGCGGCAGCATATTGTTCACACGTGGCGACGGTGCGTATCTCTGATGCTATTCACCGATGCGGAGAAGACCGATATCCGCCGGTTCTGTGGATATCCAGCGTATGGCGCTGCGCCAGCGGGGATAGAAAGCTGGCGTTTCTATCAAGCCTATGGGCTGCTGGAATTCCGCATGAACAATCTGTCCGATGCGGAATCCACGGTAGT